CTGTTGTTAGGTTGTGCTGCATAATTACCATCATCTAATGCAATTATGTGAGCGCACTTATGTTCGTGCGGTATTTCAGAATGATCTGTGTCAAGTATATTACTCTCTGGATGAGCAAAATCAACAGTAAATAAATATTTACCTGGATGCCATTTTTTATCTTTACCTATGTATTTTCCTGCTTGTCCGTCTAAGATATCCCAAGAATGTACAGAAGGATAATAACTAAAACAATTCCAAAGCTGAAGCTCATCAAGTCTACGTTTAGGTACATCCTTAACTTCAAATCCACGTTGGATAAATGCTGTGATAGGGAGTCTATAAAAGATCGCACCATTTTCCATAATAGCATGAAATAAAATAGACTTACCTGTAATAGAGCTAAGACCAAAGATAACACAGTCTTCAACTTCTCCATGATGTTTTTTAAGATCATATAAATATTCTCTTCTTATTTGTGCGTAAGTTACTGGTATGTTTGCATTTAAGTAAGCCATAATTAATCCTTATCATATATATCTCCCCAATTTTTACCTTTTTCGTAATCAACTTTATTGGGAACTTCTAAACTAACAGCGTTCTCCATGATTTCAATAATCTTTTTGGCATGTGACTCTGATTCAACCGATAGATCTAATTCATCATGAATTTGTATGTGAGCTATTATACCTTCTTTGTATAATTCTAACATTGCTTTTTTTGTCATATCAGCTGCACTTCCTTGAATTAATTTATTTAAAGATTTATAAGTGTATGCTCTTTTAATCCCCGGTCCATGTTCTCTAAGTGCATCTTCATGAGACATAGCTTTGTGCATCCCAAACATATTTGGCTCCCATAAATGAAAACGGCATAATCGACCCAGAAGTGTACGTATTTGTCCACGTTCTTGAGCACGATTAGATGCCGCGTTCATTAACTGTTTAACAAAGGGAACTTTCGCATGGTATTGGTCAAACAATTCTGCTGCTTTATCTTTTGATACTCCTAATTCTGCTTGTAATTTATTTTTACCCATTCCGTAAAATAATCCAAGGTTAATTGTCTTTGCTTGAGATCTTGGAATCTTAGCCATGTCAGCTACGGTTTGATGGAAGTCAGTTGATGAATCATTTTCATACGCATCAACAACATCATATACAGTTGGAAATTTATGTAGAGCTGCATAATGAACTACTAGTCTTGGTTCTTGTTGTGAATAGTCAAAACATCCCCATGTATGATTTTCTTCTGGTATAAATAAAGATCTAATCATAGGTCCTAGATCCTTGTTCCGTGCCGGTAGTTGCTGTAAGTTTGGATTATTATAACTAAATCTTCCTGTAACTGTACCACCTGCATCAGATCTTATTTGATTTATCTCTGCATGAATTCTACCTTTATGTTCGTACTTAATTATGGTATCAATGAATGTAGTGTGAGCTTTATTTATCTCTCTAGCTTTAGCTATTTGTTGAACAACTGGGTGAGGATGCTCTTGTAAAAAATTTTTTGTAAAGGATGGTGCCTGTGTTTTTAAAGTTCTTTCGTAAGGTAATTTTAATTTGTCAAAAACTTTGGCAATTGATCTTGCTGCCCATATTTGAACCTCTATGTTACTTTCTTTTTTTATTTGTGACAGTAGGAGGTTTTCTTGGTATTCTAGGTCTTGCTTTAATTTATGAGCACGTTGAACGTCTACTCTTACTCCTAAAAAACGCATGTCAACCAAACAAGGAAATAGATCTGTCTCAAGATTAAAAATAGATTCAATATCTTGATAGATAATTTCTTTTTTAAATATTTGCCATAACTCTAAAGTTAGTTCTGCATCTTTCTCTGCATAAGATCCAACTTCCATTGCAGGCAATTGCCACATATCTGCTTTTGGATCTAATCCTCTTGACTTTGCAGCTTCGTTCAACGCAGCTTCAGATTTACCGTGACCAAGATAATCCCAAGACAAAGCATTTAAAGAATATTGAAATCTGTTTTCATCAATTAATGACGCAGCAATCATAGTATCCACTACTAAACCATTGATTTTTATACCTAATTTGCGTATCCAACATACATCATACATTGCGTTATGAAATATTTTTGTAGCATCAGATCCACAAATATCTTTAAACCATTCTAAGGTTCTCTTTCTATCCATGTTAGGTCCAGAGCCGTGAGCGATTGGAAAATAAAATTTTCGACCAGGTACAGCAACAGCAATACCAACTACTTCACCTAAACCAATAACAGAACCTGATCCTCTTGTTTTTAATTCTGGATCTCTTGTCTCTAAGTCAATTGCAATCTCATCGTAAGATCTTAGATCTGGGTATTCTTCTGGTTCAATCCACTCTGTTTGTGCTTCAAATCTTGGTATGATCATATAAAACTTTCTTTATTGCTAATCCTATTTCTCTTGCGATTTGTGGGACGATTGCGTTACCGAGGGTTTTGATTCTGTTGGCTCTGTTTTTGTCCAATCCATAGGAAATCCCATTAGGAACTCCACAAACGTTGGATTCAATTTGCCACCAGGTTTGTTTTGTTTCATTTGCAACATGTCCCCCACTACTGAGTGTCTGTCCTTCTGACTCTTTGGAAGTGTTAGATTCTTGCTGTCGTTCGTTGTTGGACTGTAAAATAATTTTTTCTTTTTCTCCAGATACAGCATTGCGTCCGATAGTTTCGCTCCGAATGTCGACTCTGGTTTGTTCTTCTTCCTCAGAATAAAACCTCCAGACTTTGTCCTCTCCACTCTCTCCGATGATCTCGGTGTTGGATACATCATCTTGACCATTTTGCTCAATCCTGCTCCCTTGCCCGTCTTCGGATTTATGCCACTTCTCTCCGTTGCTGTAGGTGTTGGATACATCTTTGGTTTTGTGTTGTTTGGAAATAATATTTGATCCGCTAGTGCTATCGATCCTCTCTTCACTCTGTGTTTGTTGCCACCTATGTTGTTCGGACCTATCCTTGCGTCTTGGGTCGTGGGTGTCACATACATTTTTTTCTCTCTCTCTTCCTTCTGAACTGCGTGACGAAGTGCAAACTGAAGATTGATTCCCTTCTCTTCTTTCTTTTGTTTTGCTCTCTTTTCCCAAGCCTCCAATGTTTCCGATTGATTGTGTAGATGATCTGATCTCTGTGGTGTTGGATACATCTTCACTGCTGCTGTTAGATTGTGTTGAGCCGCTGCTTTGATCCCCTTCCTCTTGATCAATGTTTCTGGATTCTCCTGTCCCGATGATCTCGGTGTTGGATACATCCTCATTGTTTCTGGATCCACTTGTTCTCTTAGATTCGCCGGTCGTGATCTGCCCTTCCTGTGTCCCTGTTGCAGTTTCAGTGTTCCTTCTTTCGATCTTGGAGGTAAGTAATCCATTGTGTTCGGAGTGGCCCACAATCCAGACTCTGTACCTCTGGTGCCAAGCACCGATGCCTGAAGCTGGAATAAGGAAACATTGGACTTCGAAACCTTCACTTTCCAAGTCGTCTTGCACCTGTCTGAGTACCATGCCGTTTTGGATGTTAATAATTCCTTGCACATTCTCCCCAATAACGAATTGGGGTTTGATCTGTTTAATGAGTCTAAACATTTCTGGCCAGAGATAGCGGTCGTCATCTGTTCCTTTTCTTTTACCTGCGACTGACATTGGTTGGCAGGGGAACCCTCCCACAACGACATCTGCGTCTCCTTCTTTTCCTTCGACATTTTTTATATCCTCCTCTATTGGTATGTTTGGAAAGTTCTTCTGTAAAACTTTTTGACAATACTTATCTTTCTCAACAAATTTTACAGTCTCAAATATTCCTGTAGAGTCTAAGCCTAATGCAAAGCCACCTATACCAGAAAATAAATCAAGAACTTTTAGTTTTCTTTGGTTCATAAATGTGTTTGTTTTCTATTATCTTATTTAATTTTTCTTTATTACTAAATGCATATAGAGCTGCGTGATAATCTTCTGGATAGATCTCCCAAGTTATATCTTGATGACCTTCTAGATTTGGATAGATCTCCAATCTAAACTTGTGTTTACTAACCTTTATCTCTCTCATAATAGGTTTACTTCTCATCTTTCATCTTTTTAATTTCTAATTGACAATAATGAATTATTTTTTCTAAATCTTGTATACCTGATTTATTTAAATATCGACAAACGTACTTTACAACATTGCCTTGAAAGAAAGATAAATTGTTTTTAGATATAAATTCGTACGGTTGAATTTTAAATTTTTTATAATGTGATCCTCCGATTTGTTTATCTTGTGGAAAAGAATCATCAAATATATCTTTATGTGTCATAAATTATAACCATGCCTTTCTATTTTTGCTCTCATCAAGTATAAATTTCTTTTGCTA